AAGCTCTGGAACATTACGCCTCCGCCCATACGACTGAAAGATTCCAGCGCTGATCAACGTCACCGACAGCGGTTCGCATGACCATTCCCTCGCCTGGCACCAGAAGGAATGGTCCGGTACCGCCGGGTACCGGCACTGCGTGCACCGGCGTAACACCGGTGGTTGCGCTGATTGCGGGAGGAGAGTTGAACATAGCCCCGTCCAGCGTAGCGGCGGGGTTGCCGGTTCTGATTTCCGCAACGGGATCGGGGTTGGCGGTAACGAACTTGGCCGAAGCGCTGTCCGCCTGAAGGACTCCGCCAGAGATGAGCGTGGCCCTGAAGCCACGCATCGGGTCGGTGATGGTGCTGCCGGATGCCGAGGTGGACGAGATGAACGCCCCACCGAAGATGACGTTCTTCCCGGAGCCGATCGGATTGAACAGCGCCAGGTGATTGGTTGCTGCGACCACACCCGGGATCTCGGCGAGGCTGAATACATACACCCCGGTAACGCTAGGATCCTTGACGAGAGAGGCAGTGATGAAGCCGCTCACGGTCTGAGTTCCGCTCGGCGTCGTCGTTACGGTTCCATTGATGGTGAGCGGGGTTGTAGAATCTATTCGTACTGTCTGTTCGGCCGACATTTAAGCCCCCATGATTGTCGCGGTGAGTGTTCCCGTACCACCCTGACCTGAAAGGGTGGCTCGCGCGTATCTGGCGGGCCTGCCGACGCTGTGTCCGGCAAGAACGCTGGCGGCAGTGACGGCAATGGTGACTGTACTGGAGACCCAGTCGGTGCCGTTCAGTGACAGTTCGATGGTCGCCGTTCCCGTAAGGGTCCCAGTGCCTACGGTCACGCAAGTGACGTCGGACTTGGCTGCACCGAAATCAATCGTAGTCCCAGTCGTATTCACGGCCACAGCGGCGAGCGTAGTGCCAGCCGACTGGGTTCCCGTGGTGACCAGGAGGGCGTTGCCTAAGGCGGATGTGGTGACCGGAGAGATATCCACCCCATCCGTAATTCGCATGTTCCACGAGTTGGCCACCGTAGGGCCTGCTCCCGCGTTTACGCCGCCATCGATTCGGACGGCATTCTCTGCTCCCATCTCTTCTCCTTAATCAAGCCTGGTAGGCAACTCCCGTCGCCTCGCTGGTACGCATGGCTTCATCGACCAGCTTCTGGCTGGTCCCGCGAGGCTCTACGCCTTGCCTGCGTGCCGCTTCATAGCTGTCCAGCTCCTTGTCCCACGACTTCTGGGCGTTGGTGTCGGACAGGTTGGGGTTGAGGCGCAGGCTCTTGCCTCGAACGCACTCACCCCAGCTTGCATGATAACCGGTAACGCAACCGGAAGAGCAGTTCTTAAACTTCCCGCGCCTCATCGATTCTCCAAGTAGTTGATCGCCGATACTAGATTCCTGGTGCTGTCGCGGAACATGCCAAGCCCCGCATTGCAAAGATTACATAGAAGCCCCCGCACGCACTTACCGCAGGACTTCTTTTCCGGACAGCAATTGTGGTCGTGGTCTATTGCCCAATCCTGATGCCCGGGATCACTCGTGCCACAGATTGCACACCGAAATCCCTGCGATGCGAGCAGCTCCTCGTATTGCTCCAGCGTGATTCCGTAGTAGTGCTTAACGCGATTCTCTCTGGCGTTCGCGTAAATGCAATCCTTGCACGGAGTTATGCGTTTACCTTGCCGAGATCCCGACTTGCGGTAATTATACTTACTCTCCGGTTGGCTGACTTTACAGCGCGGGCACTTGTTCACGTCTTGTGGCCGCCGGTAAGGCAGCCACTGGAACAGTTCTTCCGGCTCTTCATCCTCGGAGCGGAGCCCCGAGTCTTTTCGCTAGCGGCTTCGCCGCTTGCTATCCTCGGCACGTGCACCCCTCAAATGTTCCGCCACACTTGGGACAGCGGGGCTCACTCACGCTCAAGGCCGATCGCCTCGATCTTCTCGTAGGGGATGAGGACGATCTCTTTCTGCGGAGCTACGTGGATGTTGCCACGGAACTTCACGAAGTGCTCGTCCTTGCCGAGGACTTCATAGCCCTCAAGCGTGCGTCCGCCACTAACGATGGACACGATGGCACCAATCTTCAGGTAACTTTCCGGGGCCGCCTTTGGGGCGGCCTTCTGAATCGGGGGCATGTTAGTCGTTGTCTCCCATAGAATTCGTGGTGTACACACCCTGGCGGTACGAGTCATGGTCGGAACCAAGCTCGGCCTGCTGGTGCAGTGCGATGGTCTCGAAGAGATTGCTTTCGAGAATGCCCTTTTCATTGTTCTCGGTCAGGATGCTGCTGCCACCAGGACCGTCAATCGAATAGCACTTCGGGTCGGTGTACCACAGCGGGGAGCAGGGCTCCTTGGCGGGGTCGTAATTGTGAGCCATTACTTGGCCTTCTTCCTGCCAGCTGCGGACATCTTCGCCATCTTCGCAGCGCCATACTTCTTACGGCCTGCGGCTGCGGCGATAGCCGCACCCTTCTTGCCACCACCGGCAGCCTTGGCGACCGCAGCAAAGCGGCCACCCTGACCCAGCGGGGCATTCTTGTTCGGCTTAGCCATAATTCCTCCTAGGAAAGAACGATCGGAGTGATTGCGTCAGCGATGAACTGGTGACCAAGGTTCGAGGGGTGAACGCTATTGGTTCCGGAAGCTCCGGCGGGAGACGTTCCAGTACCCCAATACCCAAGGGAATTCCAATAGTCCCAGCTATTCCGGCCGATGGTCCACATGTTCACCAGTGCGGCGTTGTAGTTGTCCGCCAGGTCGCGAATTCGGGCGGAGTACTGGGTGTAGAGGCCCGATCCTGTCAGGCTGCCGAAGTGCTGGTTTACCAGGATGATGTCCGTGGCCCCGTTGTTGGCTAGCTTGATGGTATTGAGCACAGTGGCCATGCCATTGAGCCACACGTCTGGAGCCTCGGCGATAAGGGTGGCATCATTTACTCCTAGCGCGACGATCGCCAGGTCGGTAGGGTTACTGACACCCCCGTTCCATGGAATGGTGAGCGCCGACGTATTACCCCACTGGGCAGTGGACACGTTGGTACCAGACCGGCCCATGTTGTCGACGACGACCCCCGTGGCCTTGAACCCCGCCACACCGATGAAGTCCAGCACGTCGGCAGGTGCGCCATTCCAGGTGATTACCACGGTGTGCGTGGTATCCGCCAGGCCCGTGACGTCGATGTTCGCAATTGTCGTGGCGCCGACTACGGCGGATACGTTGACTGCCGCTCCGCCATCGATGGAGTACTGCCAGGCGGCGCGTGGTGCGCCGCCCGTGATATACCAGAGGCGGACACTGGTGCCTCGCACGCCGGTAAACGTAATGGTTCCAGCGGCCGTGAATCGCAGGTGGCTGATGCCCGGACCGAAGGCGATGCCCGTAGTCGGAGAGCCGGTCGTGGTGGCCAGGGAGCCGTTGGCAGTCCAGTCGGCAGCGACGCCAGCGTCCACAGCCAGGATTGCCTGAGTGCTGGAGACGCTGAACATCCCGGTTCCGCCATCGCCGTGAGCGGCCTGAAGGCTGGTCCGCATGCGTCCGACCCAGCTGGTCGTCTTCAGGTTGGAGCAGTAGTATCCCTGGGTGATTGAGTCACCAATAGCCATGACCTTGGCCGCGACAGCCCCGGCGTTGTCCCGTTTCGGGCGCCAGAACTGTCCCCAGTTGGGCGGAACGTGAGCGCCGAGGGATGTCGAGCCCTGGGCCTGGAGTGCGGTGATGTCGTCTCGGTTCGTGGTGATCTCGAACCACTGCTGGCCATTGACCACGTCGGCCGCGCTGATGCGGTCATCCTGGTCGACGAATGCGGCATTGACAGGAACGTCCCAGTCGGACGTTCCCTTTGGAATTGGGGTGTATGCCATTACGGTCCTCCGAAGGGTCCTTCACCGAACCCGCCAATGCCGAAGCCTGAGGCGATGGTGAAATTGGATTCAGTGGCAACGCCGGAGGAGATCAGGCATGCCTTTACTTCTTCACTTACTTCGTGTTCATATCCGCCACGGAAGAAGTTCAAGCCCGCCGAGGGGGCGGGCCAGAAGTCCGTGTTCTGATTGGGGTTCTGGGGCAGGTTCTCTGCCCCGAGCTCTTCGGTGTACGCATAAAAGCGCACGGGTTCATACACGCATGGACTGACCTCTTGTATCGAGATGCCTCTTGGGATTCTGTATCTGATCATGAGGTCATTCCATGCGAACGGGGCCTCTTCGGTCGTTGGCGTGGTAAAGATATACGTGGCCACGAGAGGCCCCCTTCTCGGGCTAGAGGTAATTCTGGGTCGACTGGCCAAGGCCGTACAGGGTGACGATGGCGCCGTTATTGAAATAGATCAAGTCAATCCTTCCGATCAGGAGCAGACGAGCCAGGTCGCGCCATTGTTCACGACACTGACAGAGCTGGCAGCGCCAGCCGAGCCAACGGCAACCGTGGCTGCACCAGTGCCGTTGATGTTGCCGGTGATGTTCACGACGTTGGTTGCCGTAGCATCGCGCCGGATGACGTAGACGCGACCCGGGATGGCCGTAGCCGGGGCGGGCAGCGCGACGTTTGTCGGGTTAGTGCTCGGCGAAACCGCGACGTAGTAATCATTGTCGGTCGCAGTGGTCGCCACAGTGACGGATCGCAGGGTGTAGCTGGTGTTGTCGAAACCGGACATGCAAGTTCCTCCTTCTGGGAAAGTTTGCAGGAAACGGGGACTTTCCTTACTCAAGAAAGTCCCCGAATCAAGCAAGTTCTTAGGCGTTCAGGCGAGCCGAAGAGGTGGACTGGGCCACAATCAGGGCCTCGGGGCGGTACAGCGCCCAGCCAGCAACGCCGTACCAGCCGAAGGGCTGGAAGCGAGTCAGCTTGTCGACGACCGGACCGCGAACGGTGTGGAACTCCTCCGCGACGGCCTCAGCGAGAGCCTGCTGGCCGGTGTAGTAGGTGTTGAACACACGCGTCTGAGTTCCGCCAGCGCCAGCACCGGACTGAACGTTCTGTGCGCGAGGGGTCTCAATGTAGGCAGCACCCTCGTACGAGCCGATCTCGCCAGCCCAGATGTTGTCAGCCGCGCTGTAGTTGTGCGGGTCACGCCAAGCAGCAGCGCCAGTCTCCCGACGCAGGTCATAAGAGACCTGCGGGTGGATGTAGGCGGTGTACAGGGAGCCCTTGTTCGGGTGAACAGCGTTCGTCCGAAGCTGGGTCGTCGCAAGACGAGCCATGTCGGAGGTGAAGAACGAGTCCGAGTCGATGGCGGTAAGCGCAACCGGGTTGGTCGGCGTGGTGCCGAATCCATAGCCCACAACGCCACCACCGCTGGTGCGGATGGTCTGCGTGCCAGCGGCCAGGATGTTCTGGACGATCAGGTCAACAGAGTCGATGAGGTTCCATGCGACCTGGTTGACGAGACCCTCGGTCACGTCGGTGAACGAGAACAGGTCCAGCTTGTTGCTGACCAGAATGGCGTTACCGTACTCGTTGAGAGTAACGGAGACCGTGGTCGGGTTACCGCCCGCAACGGCGTCCGGGTCGACCAGTTCGTTCAGGGGCGTAATGTTCTGGGCAAGGTCCTGGTACAGCGAGAAGACGACGGACGAACCCGGCATCGACTGCTGGACGGGTCGCTTGTCGGCGACCTGGCGGAACATGGGCTGCTTGCGAAGCGCGAACTCGAGCGCCTGGTCATAGGCGGTCTGGACGAGATTGCTCATCGCTCCAGTGCCCGTAAATGCGTTAGCCACTAAGAATCACTCCTTTAGGAAGGGAGCATCACGTAGACATGTGTGCCTGCGCCTGCTGCATAGCAGCCATGATGCTCTTGAAGTCGGTTGCGTTGCCGACAGCAGCCTCAGCAGCCTGGAAGTTCCCGAGGGGAGCTCCGGACGTGCCTGCTTCTGTCATCTGCTGATACTGCTGCTGAACCTGCGCATCAAGCGCAGGCTCTGTCGACGGAACGACAGGGGCTTCGCCCTGAGCGTTACCGGTTCCGAATGCGGCCTTCATGGACGTAGCCCATGCCTTAGCCTTCTCCGGATCGGGCTCACCCGTGTACAGACTTGCTGCACCCGGAACACCCAGCTCGCTGAAGACGGACGACAGCTTCTCCCTCCGCTGCTCCTCAATGAAGCCCGTCAGCTTCGTGTTGAGGTCACCAACTTCGGTTTCGTACTTGTTCTTGAGAGCGTTGTACGCATCTCGAAGAGCCTTAGGAGACCCATCGTTGTGGCCAGGCTCGATCTGCGCGTTGTCGTCGTAACCCCATGCGTCGTTCATTTACTGCCTCCCAAAGTGTGGCGCCAAGTAATCCCTTCAGGGGAGAAGGGGCCCGCTCGCCGATTGAATGATCCCGGACTTGAGTTACAGAACATGAGGCCGGTCGATTCATGTTCCGGCGGAGCGGCAGGACTCGAACCTGCCCGTATGCCATTGCCCCTTTTACTACTTCTGCCCGCCGTAACTCGACAGGCCACCTCGTGCCCCACCAGCGGCGCCACTGAAGGCGCCGCGTTCCTGTGAAGCCAGACGCTTCTTCTTGCCAAGCGCTCCAGCGTTGCCTTCGAACACGCCCTGCTCGGCTTCTCGCTGAGAGTAGGTCGTGCCGTAGATGCCAGCCAGGTCCTGCATGTTGCCCTGCTCAAGAGCGATCTGAGCATAACCCTGAGCCGCCTGGTCTGCAGTAATGCCCTGAGTTGCTAGGGTCTCTGCGTACTGCTGGTCGAACTGCATGTTCTGAGCCAGAGCCTGAGCGCCAATGGCAGCCGTAGCGGCTGCCTTCTGGATGTACGGGAGCGACTTGGTCCGATCCAGGAAGTAGGCAGTCAGTTCCGAATCAGCAATGCCCATCGCATTCAGGGCCTTCTTGTAATTCGGATTAGCCAGAACCGTAGCCTGAGTAGCCAGATCCACCCGGGTCTGAACTTCGGACGGACTGACATTCCCTCCGATCCATGCATTGAAATCGGAGTGCTGGTCGTAGAATCCACTGGGAAGTCCGGCGGATTCCATGATCTGGCGATAGCTTGCTTCTGTCGATAGGTACTCGCCCGCTGACAGGACAGGCAGGCCAGCACCCTTACGTGCCTCATTGCCTGCGAATCGTTCTTTGTATTCCTTGGAGTCCTGAAGCAGGATTGAAATTGTGTCAGAGCTATAGCCGTTCTTGATGTAGTCGTAAATCTTACCCGCCAAGGATTCAAGGCCGTAGCTCTTGAATAGAGAAGTGACGGCCGCAAAGGCGTCACGCTCAGTCCCCGCAAGAAGCTTCTCGTACTGACCGGTGTTCTGCCAGAGAGTGTTCTGCTTCTTGGTCCAGGACTCCTTGGTGAAGTCGAGTTGCTTGTCAGCCTTTCCAATGCGGAATTCGAGGATCGCCCTTGAGCGAGCCGACAGCTTCTTGTCCTTGAGTCGGCTCTTCCAGGAGTTGATCTGAAGGTTAAGACCCTTCTCCTTGGCCTTCAATGCCGCGATCTGGGCCTCAAGGGTTCTATTCGGGTCTACCGGCGTAGGCATGCCCGGCTGGCGGCCGGGCAGTCGCCCCGGATCTACAATGACTGGCGGTGTGGACACCGAACCTCCCTCAATACTTCAGGCCGAAATCAGCTAGCACCTGGTGCGCTACCTGCATCATGGAATTCTGTGCGTTCTGAGTTCCCTTCCAGCGCTCATCTGAGCGAAGGTCGTTCTCGAACTGCCAGATAGGCTTCACGGAATTGGATCCCGTCTGGGGATCCTTGTACTGCAATGCCTTCTTGATGGTCTTGTCGAACAGATTGACACTGCCATCAGGCAGTTCAAGGATCTGAGCCATCGACTGGAAGTAGGGGGAAGCGATGTCGGCCACGGACTGACCGGCGTCGATCTGCTTCTTCCATTGCGGGAACATGGTGGCAGCGGACTTGCGGATCTTGTCCTCGTAGTCCTGGCTGGTGCCCATGCCGCTCACAATCTTCCGTGCAGCCAGGTCGTACCACTGATCGGACATGGTGACTCCCATGCCGTAGGCGTACTCACTGAGCTTGTCGATAGCCTCTCCGGCCTCTCCGGGCCGGATGTCACCCTTGAGCGGAAGAACCCTGCCGATCTGATAGCGGAGCATTCCGTCATCCCATCCATTCATTATGGCCTTCAAAGCTAGAGCCTTCATCTTCTTGCCGCTCGCATCTCCGCCGATAGCCTTGGTCATCTGTGCGACCTTGACCTGCATCTGGCTGAGCTGCTGCTTGGCTGTGGCGGGGTCGCCGTACTGGAGGGTCAGGAATTTCTTGGCGGATTCGGGATTGGACTTCCACCATTTGGTGTCACGGAGTTCAGCCTGAAACTTCGCGACGGACCAGTCACCATCAATGGCCTGCTGGAACTTCTTCTTCAGCTCAGGAATGGAATCGAACATCTCAAGAACAAAGCCATACTGCTCCGCCTGCTCGTTCTTGTCGAGCTTCTTGGCTTCCGGCGTGACGCCCTTGGAGCCGCCACCAGAGGACTTACCTCCGCCACTCGGGTACTTGTACGCCTTGGCGATAACCGAGTCGACGTAGCCCTTAATGGAAGGGCCGCCAGGCTGAGAACTGGTGGAGTTGTAGAGATTAGGGTTACCCGAATACCACGCTGAAGCGGCGCCCTTAGCGCCGTACTTGTTGTAGTACGACTTCAGCTTTCCCTTGGCCACCTTCTCCTGGGCGGAGGGTGAATTGAGGAACTGCTGGGGAGTCATCGAGTAGCCGAGGTACGCCTTGGTCCAGGAGGCAATGTTGGCGCCCATGATCTGGTAAGTACTTGCCGTAAGCTCTATCTCCGTTGACCATGACGCCCTTGGCGCCGTAATTGCCCCCAGATTCCTGTTCGGCAATTGCTGAGTAGAACTGTTCGAACGTTGGCTGCGACATGGCATCACCTCCCTTCTGTGGTATACTGGAGTTATGGATAACACACTCGAACGCTTCTGGTCCAAGGTCACCATAACCCCCGGCTGCTGGGTCAGGTCTGGCAGTCCCATCGGTGCTGGGTACACAATGATCAGAGTCGAGGGAAGGAAGACCCTCGCTCACCGATTCTCTTTCGAGCTGCACGTCAGGCTGCTCGGGGTGGGGGAAAAGGTTCTCCACTCCTGCGACAATCCGCCCTGCGTCAACCCCGATCACTTGAGTGCGGGGAGTCAGTTCGACAATATCCGCGACATGAATACCAAGGGGCGCAACGGACACAAGGCCAAGACCCACTGCCCACACGGACACGAGTACGGCGACGACAATACGTACGTTGCGCCGAATGGGGCTAGGCACTGCAAGGAATGCCGAAGGGCGCGCGATAGGGCGCGCCACTAGGCATCCTACTCACCTCCCGGAGCGATAAGTCCCATGTCTGTGAGTACCTTGCGTCCGACTGACATTGCCTGGTCCTGGGCTCCGGAGGTCTTGGCCCATCGGGGATCGTTCCGAACAGTAGACTGGAAGTCAGTGAGAGACATGCCCACAGGCTTACCATCCTTGTTCAGTCCATTCAGTGCGGTCCGAATCAGCTGGTCATTGAGGCCAGCCGGATTAGCCGGAAGCTCTAGCTCCTTGGCCATCATCTGTTCATACGGTGAGGCGATATCCTTCATCGTCGCACCAGCATCAAGCTGGTCGGCGTATCCGGGGAAAGCGGAGATTGCCTGCTGACGAATCTGGTCCTCGAAGTCCTGCGTGGTAGCCATCTTCCTGACCACCAGCTGAGCCTGGTTCTTGATCGCCTGATCCCCGATCTCTACGCCCATCTCTGCGGCGTACTGCTTCATGGTGTATTCGTGCATACCGGCTTCACCCTTGAGCGTGCCGTCCTTGGCGAACGTCACGTACTTACCAAGGACATTCCGAAGGCCGTCCTCTTCCAGGCCGGTCCTGAGGACCGTCTCGGCGATAGACTTCAGCTTTGCCTTTGGAATAGCTGCACCGATCTCAGCAGCAAGCTGCTGGACCTGTACGGTAGTGGCTTCCATTGAAGCCTTCCAGGTGGCGGGGTCGGTAGTCTCCATGACCTTCGCCTGACGTGCGGTATCGGAAGTCTTCTTCCACCACTTGGTGTCGCGAAGCTCTGCCTGGAACTTTTCCGCAGTCCAGGTGCCACCAATGGCCTGATCGAAGAGCTTCTTCAGTTCAGGGATTCCGTTGAGGAATCCAAAGGACCAGCCGTAGTTGGAAGCAAGCTCCTCGGGGCTCATGGGGACATCCTGCGGAGCCTCCAGATCGCCGGAGGAGCTGCCAGGGGTCACGACACCGGCGATACGACGGCCACCCATGAAGCGGTCCATGTAGTACCCCTGGGTGATGTCCGTAACCTCGGCCGACTTGCCCGGCCTCGGAGTGTGGAACATCTTGCCATTGCCCATGTAGATACCTACGTGGTCAGGGCCGCCAGTGCTCTTATCGGTGTCGAAGAAGACGAGATCCCCAACGCGGAGACCCTTCATGGACACCGAATCGCCCTGGCCGATCTGGCTGTAGGTCGTCCGGGTGATATCGATGCCGAACTTCTTGA